TCGCTTCAGTTCAATAATCTTTCGGGTGATGATCGTGCAGTGATGCAAGCGTTCTTGACTAAGTTGAACGGTCAGGAGCATCGGTTCTTTTTGCCTGATCATTCTTATACTAAACGAGGCGCAGCGGCGACAGTAACAGTCAATGCGGGTGCGTTTGTGAATGGTACGATTTACGTTATCACCGTGGTCGGGACAACTGATTTCACGGCTATCGGTGCGTCAGCAAACACGGTCGGGGTTGTATTTACTGCAACGGGTGCGGGATCTGGCACAGGGTCAGCGACTGCTAATAATCTATTCGTTGCGGGTGCTGGTCAGACTGGATCGACGCTAAACGTGGACAATGCTTCTTTAAATACGACGAACTATCTTCGTGCTGGGGATTATATCGCATTCAACAATGAGCTTCACATGGTCACTGATGACGTGGATTCAACGGGAACGGGTACAGTAGCGATACCTATAGCGCCACCAATCAGGAAGCCAACTGACAACAATGATTTGGTTGATTTCTTATATCCGGTCTTAGGCGTGTTCATGCTTGCTGGATCTACGTCTTGGGATAACCAAGCAGGGATCATTTCATCGTTCACAGTTGAAGCAGTCGAGGACGTTCTAGCATGAGCAGGGGTTTCCCTACAAACGTAGCAACGGCATTAGCCCAACAGCATGTTGCAATTGTTACGTTCGCAAAGCTGGAGTTCCCCAGCGGGACAGTATACGTTCACAACTCACTGGGAACATATACTTGGGGTGGTCAAAACTGGCTTGGTGTCGGTGATTTAGGTTCTATCAGTCAGGTCGAAGAAGGCATCGACGTTAGCCCTTATGCAATCACCTTAACGCTTTCTGGTCTTGATGCCACGATATCAGGCGCAGCACTGACCGAAGATTACTTCATGCATCCGGTCACGGTATACATGGGTGTCTTAGATTCTGATGATGCTTTGCTTGCTGATCCTACGCCGATCTGGTCTGGGTTCATGGATCAGATGAATCTAAGCGTTGGGTCTGACGGTGGCGATGCCATTCAGTTGATAGCAGAGTCTGAACTGTCACGCTTCGACGTTGCCAGAAATCTGATGTATACCAACGCAGCCCAGCAAGAACGATACTCAGGTGATTTGTTCTTCAGCCATATTCATAAAGTACAAGGTGCTAAGTTTGACTGGGGCGCGAAAAGTGCTGGTTCTTCTGGAGTTACAGAAGTTGATACTGGAACCACCCCAACAATAGATTTTAGTGCTACTTAATGCAGCTTCGGGTACTACAAGCCCTGAACAAATGGGAACGTAGAAACTTTGATTATGGTGATGCTGACTGCTGTCAGTTCGCTGGGTTTGTTGTCAAAGAACTTACAGGCAAAGACTATTTAGCTGATTTCGACTATACTTCAGAAGACGAAGCGTATCAGATTATCAAGTCAAACGGCGACTTAGAAGCTACAGTTTCAAGTGTTCTAGGTGAATCAACAAAGGATATTGATAGTCTTCAAGATGGAAGTCCTGTTTTGTTAGATTTGCCAGAAGGTTCAGCTATGGGCATAAAATTCGGAAAATGTGCTGTTGGCTTGGTGAAGAAGGGTATGACAAAGATATCTGATGAGCATATATCCGTAGGGTGGCAAGTATGGAAATAGTTGTAACAGCTCTAAAATTTGTTGCAACAGTAGGAAGAGCAGCAGCATCAGTTGTTGGTGTCCAGTTAGCTACTTCGACAGTCGCAGGGGTTCAGGCAGCACTAGCAATAGGTTCTGCTGTTATTGCTGGAACCGCCGTATTAGCGAACAAAGCTATGTCAATGTTTGAAATTGACATGCCTAAAGTCGATTCTGATGCAAGCCGTCAACGAACCGTAAAGTCAACCACAGAACCCTATAAGATTGTCTATGGTGAGACGCTTGTTTCAGGCCCGATTTCCTATATAGGTATGAAGGGAACAGACAACGAAGACCTTTATCACGTTATCGCTTTAGCCGGTCATGAAGTCACTGATATTACAGATATCTACTTCGACAATGAGCTAATAGAAGATTCCCAGATCAATGGCGGTTCTAGTGCTGGCGGTAACGTCACCGCAGGGACTTTCGGCCCAAAGAACAGCACGACTATCTGCATTATCAACAAGCATCTAGGAACGGCAACCCAAGCTGCTGATTCTATGATGGTCAATGCGTTTACTGATTACACTTCAGCGCATCAAGGTAAAGGCATCGCGTACATTGCGATGAAATGGAAGCTGAATGAAGATTCAGCAGAAGTCTGGGAGAAGTATGCCCCGTCAGATATTAAAGCTATCGTACAAGGAAAGCCGGTCTATGATCCTAGATTAGATACAGGTGGGGTCGGTAATAATCCTGCTGATGAAAACTTCATAACTTACAACGCAACGGTTGGGAGTTATGTCGGACAAGGGCAGAACCCTGCTTTAGTTCTGGCTGATTACCTGATTAATGATGATTTTGGTATGGGTATCGCATCGTCAAAGATTGACTGGGATGCAATTGTCACTGCGGCGAATGGCTGTGATGTTTCTGTTGTTGTTCCGAATGGAACTGAAAAACGATTCACGGTGAACGGGGTTTTGTTCGGCACTGATTCGCATCGCAGAAACATAACTAAGATCTTGTCTTCAATGAACGGGTCTTTGGTTTATTCAAACGGAAAGTATGTTCTAAGGGCTGGGATCTACGAAGCCCCGACTGAAAGCCTGAATGAAGATGATTTGATTGGTGCTATAGGCATAAAGACAAGTTTTGAACGATCAGACCGATTCAATACAATCAAAGGTTTATTCGTTGATCCAGCACAGAATCACAAGTCTAGCGAGTTTCCAAAGGTTCAGTTGGCTGATGCTGTCACTAGGGACAATAACGAAGTCTTGGAAAAAGAAGTCCAGTATCCAATGACAAACTCAAGCTATATGGCTCAGAGATTGTCCAACAAGTTGATCCAGTTAAGCGATCAGCAGAAAGTTGTATCGTTTCCAGCGAATCTATCAGCATTAAGAATAACCGCAGGGGATCGTGTTCAGGTATCCGTCGATGAATTAAGCTGGTCGAACAAAGTCTTCATGTGCGTAGGATGGACGTTTTCGGATGAAGGCGGGGTCAATCTTACGCTTAGAGAAGATTCTTCGACTTCCTATGCTGATCCAGCGGCTAACGAATATTCCACGCTTACCGCTACAGGCGACATCACAGACGCATTCAGAGGCGTTCCAAGCCCTTCTGGTTTGAGTGTGACTGCTGGGTTAAAGAACAACGAATTGAATTGGGTGAACCCTGCAAGACCGGCAGACTATGGGACTATCTACGTCTACGCTTCGCCCAATGGCAACTTTAGTTCAGCAGTCAAAATCGGTGAAACTGACGGAACGCAGTTTATACATGATGCTTCCAACTCAGCAGATTCAGTTAGCGCTGGTGATGTCCGCTATTATTGGGTTAGAGCGGTTAAGAACGTAGGGACAGATGCGGCTAGTCAGTCTAACCTAGAGCCAAATGCTGATCCCAATACTACAGTATTCGCTACAGTCGGACGGGTTAATTGGGCTGATGTTTCTGGTTCTACAAATGCCCCAGCGGATAACGCAACCGTAGGCGCACAGATATCCGTCAACCTGTACGATACCGACGGTTCTACGGTGATGAATCAAGATGACGTTAAGAACTCAGTCTTGGCGCAAGAAATCCTACAGGTCGAAGTCGAGTCTGGCGAAGTCTTAGATTTAGAAACAGGTCAAGACGTAGACATCCAGAATCTTGGTGATGTGGCGATTTTCGTCAGCGATTCTAATCAGACCTTAAACAGCTCAATCAATACAGTCGCACAGAATCTATCGTCACTTGAAGATGCTGTCATAGATATAACATCCGGCGTGTCTGATATCTACATCCAAGCGAATGCGCCGGTCGCGGGTGTTGGTGGAATACCTGATCCCATACCTACTTTTTCACGGTGGTATGACAGTTCTAATAATAATGCACCTTATTACTGGGATGGCAGTGATTG